CTGTTCTTGCTCCTCAGCAGTAGGCTGAGGCACGTCTTCGCCCGGCGTTTCTTCGGCCGCTGATGCAGGGGGAGTTTCCTCACCAGCTTCCTGTTCGACTTGTGCGTCCGCAGGAGGTGTTTCCTCGGCTTCCGCAGCCTCTTCCTTGGGAGGGGTCTCTTGGGCCGCAGCCTCTTCACCACCTTCCTCGGATTCAGCTGCAGGAGTTTCGGCTACTTCTTCCTGCGACTCTTCCACTTTGTCTTCCCCAACGGCAAGAGAACCCCAATCCTCTTCCTCGGGTGCAGCTTCCGACGACTCTTTGGCCTCGGCGCCTGTTTCAGGTTCCTCGATAGTTACCTCGGGGGCCTGTTCCTGCTGCTCTTCATTCTCTTTCGGCATCTCTTTCCTCCTTCTCTTGTTGTAGCAAGGCCTTAATAACGGTCTCGCCTGCTTCTATGGCGGTTGCAGGAATCAGCATAAACATCTTAATTCCTGCAATCTCGCCTAGAGTAAAGTTCCACTCAAAGGCATCTTCCAAACCCTTAAAGGGAACCGGTTGCGGTTGTCTTACGCCTGCCTGCCCCTCAGCTGCTTCAACTAACAGGGCCCAACCCGGCGATTTGACGAGGTCCTGGAACGCCTTCAAGACCTTCCGTTCCTCTTCTATTCGTTCCATCAGTACCTCCTACGGCTACAGTATTTCCTGCCTCAGCATTGCGCTGAGCTTGCTCATCAGGAACGACGTTGACCTTAAACCGTTCCATGTTCTTAATACCAGACAACTGCCCCACATGGGCAATGATAGAGTCAGGCGAGTACCCACCAAACGGAGGCTCTTGGATCTTGCTCATCATCGCCAGCATCTCCCGCCAGAAGTTCGCCTGCGCGAAGCGGTCAATCGGCAGCGTCCCATCCACAGGAACGAAGTCATACGCACCTGCGATACTCTCCGGAGAAACCTCCAAGAAGGGCACCCGCTGCGAGAACAAGTCACCAGCGACCTTATACTGCTGCACCTTGTCATAGTTCTGCTGCGTCTCACGAATCCAGACAGAGCTAAGTGGCCCCCAACCCATCGCGGAGAAGTACTCGGCGTTGGTTTTCAGCCTGTTGATCCCGAAGCCTGTGGAGGTTCTGACCTCCGTCGCAGTCTTCCGCCCACCCGGCGCCTGATTCCCCATCAGGTTGTCGTTCACGCCAAGAATCCTCTGCAGCATCTCGCCAACGGCTTGGGCATCCCGCAGGTGGTTCTGTGTCATTTCCACAATCCCGAGTTGATGAACCGCAAGCCCTGGGTCTGTTCCATAGCCTGCAGGTTTCATCCGCACAAGACGGCCAGGAAGTGGGTCCATCAAGTCGCCCATTACAACACGGCTTGGGTCAACCACCAGCTGGTCATTCAGGCCCTTCCGTACGTTATAGAAGTGCGTATTCACGAGCCAGGACATCACATCATTCAGTGGTTTGCCAACCTCCAGCATGCTGCGCTTGGTCTGGCCATATCCCTCAACCTCATACTCAAGGACGAAGAAAGGAAACTTGTTGTGCAGTTTGCCTAGCGGCTCCGCACCAATAATGACACTGTCCGCTGCCAAGGTAAAGACCCACTTCTCAGGCGAGGAGGTGCCGCCAAGTTTCCACTCCTTCGGACTCAATTCCACAACCAACTCAAACAGGCCAACATACCCAACCTCTGTAATGTCAGCTGAAGGAAGGTCAGTTTCATCTTGGTTGGGCAGCGCAAGCTGGTTCGAGCCTTCGATCCTCTCCGACGTGCCCTTCCTCAGCTTCTTCTTCAGCTCATCGACGTTGAAGTACTTTCCCTTCTCCTCACGCTTAAGGATTGTGTTCCAGCCAACTTCCACATACCTGCCACAGAATTCACCTTCCTGCAGCCGCGATATTGGAACTCGCGGATCAGGGAAGAAATCCTGAGGCCGGACGTTGTAGAGCTTAAGCCCCTCATAGCCAGGAACCCGCATGATCCTTTTCTGCTTCTTGGTCTTGCCTGGAACGTCGAGGCCGAAGAACTTCACAGGCACTTCCTCAACCATGGAAATAACTTCTTCTTCCTTGTCCCAATAGCTCCCAACCACGCCCAGGCCATACTTACCTGCATCGAGAAGCCAGACGTACAGAGGTACCATGGCCTGCCCAACGTGTACCTGATAGTCGATCAGCGCCTCGACAGCCATAACCTGTTGCTGCGTCTCGCCGTGCCGACCTGTATATTGCATCACCGGCGAGCGAGAGAGAAAAACACTGGTCCAGTAGGTGTGAGCAGCGAGGAGCATGGCATAACTGTAAGGCAGGTCGATGGTGGTGAACTGAGGTAGACCGCCTTCACGGCTCGTCCGCCTGATGGCGTCAACCTCAGTCTCGGGAATGTAGGCTCGCGCCTGCTCCTCTGCCTGCTTCCACCGTTTGTGGTTGTCTCCCATTGTCTTCTCAGACAGCTCCTTCCTGCCCTTCACGGCGTCCAAAATCCTCTTGTGCCGAGGCGACCCGAACTTAATCTCTACACTCATGGAGCGCTCCTCCAATCAGGAAGTCTTGGGATATCTTTCTCGGCCGCAATCACTTCCCCCTCAATAGTCGGGTCTGCAAGGTCTAGTGCGCCGCACACCGCCTCCAACACATCTTCGTGTGCGACGTCTGGATAGTCACCAAACTGGCTGATGAATGTGTTATGGGATGGGTGTACGTAAAGCATGCCATTTGCGGCAATGCCAGTTATTGCCTGTCGAATCCTATCTTCCTTCTTCCGCCTGTCCTGAACTTCCTCAATAGCGAAGTAGTGATTGCGACGAGTCATTTCCTGCTTCAAGTACCACGCCAACATGCGCTGGTACGCGATACTCTCTACACCGACCTTCATAGGCTTCCACTTCTTAACCATACGGAAAAGCTCAACTGCGAGTTCCTCGGGATTCTGCCCTTTGGCCTCTGTATACTCCAAAAGGTAGCGCTTTGTCCCGCTGATGCCAACCGCTGCACAGGCCTGGAAGTCGGCAGTCTTGGACTCGGAACTCGCAGGGTCAACGAACAGGAAGGTAGTCATATGCTCCGGGAGAAGTTCCCAGTAGTTCAACCATTCCATCCTGAACGCGGAGGTCTCTTCAGAGACGATCTTACACTCCATCTCCCTCAGCCACAAGGGTAGTTGATTCCTGCGGATGTGGTGCTGCTTGGACTCCAGAAGCTCCTCAGTCGGGAACCTCTCAGGCCAGCGACTGTTGCCCCTTTCATCGAAGCAACTATAGGTGAGGGTGTGGAACTGAGGGTCGCGTGAGGCAGTCTCGATTAAGTCCTCGCGGTTCAACGGCGTCTGGTCAAGGATCATTTTCGCATCTGGCGCCTCCGACCTTGGTGCTAGGCTCTTCTCCAACGCACCGAAGGTAAGGTTGCTGATCTTTGTCCTCTGCTCCACCGTTCGCGTGTTCTCCTCATCACAAGGATCATCAAGAAGAATTAAGTCGGGCCTGTAGTCGTCGATGTTCACGCCACGGGTCTGACCAGTTATTCCCAGCGCCACCGCCCAGATGGGCACTTCCTCGACGCCATGAAGGATTTGCATCTCCGCATCTGTCCACTTACTGCCGGGCCTCAACTGGAAGAACCGTGCCCACGGCGTCTGATTCTGCACCGCGTGCTTGATCCAGGCCAATGACCTGATCGAGTGATCCTGTGCAGCAGAGACAAAAAGGATGGTTCTGCTAATCGCGTAAGCCACACGGCGCGAGACGAAGCTGCGGCTCAAGGTGGTCTTAGCCGAGCCACGAAAACACTTGAAACCAAGGTACCTATAGGCTGGGTTGTTGAAGGCGGCGTTCATTTCGTGGTGGAACTGCGGCGTAGACTGCCGGAACGCCCTTGGGAACCAGGTCCGATTATAGAAGTCAGGATTGGTCGCCCCGAAGTGGACTATCTCCTCGGGACTGAGCTCTACCTGCTCTTGGGCTAAATTGCCCTGGGCCTGCATATGTGCACTCCAAGTTCTCCTGGTCGAACTGTGTGTATCTTTTCCTTGAGCGTGATCCTGCAAGGAAACTCTGTCATGGGATCATACCACTTCACAACTTCGCACAGCGCGTAATCCCACAGCTTCGTCCCAAAGGCCTTCGCCACCACAGGCAGGTAAAGACCTTTGAGTTGCTTGTACGCCATCGCCGTGTGCTGATACTTCACCTCAACGATGATGATTAAACCCCGCTTGGGGTCGATTAGCAAGGCGTCAGGTTGGCACCACCCAGGAGAGTCCTTTCCGACTTCGAGGAAGGTAAACCAGGGCGAGGCTACGTACCGCTCGAGATAAATACCTCCAAACCACTGGTGAACCTTCTTCTCATACCTGACGCCTTGCGCCCGCCTTCCACGGAGCCTGCCAGGAACCGGTAGAAAGCTGGGACGATGTCGCGCAAGCTTAGACCAAAGTAGCGTCCCCTTAACCTGATGGGGTTGCTTCACAAGCTTGCGCTTTCACTTCTATCACTGGCTGCGGCGTTTGCATCAACGCCCTTGCCGACTGGAGACTGTCCTTATCCGCCACGATCACTAAGGCGGCCGGCCCACCTCCAGCTCCAGCTCCTCCGGCCTTCACCCGCTCACAGCCAGGAATCCTATCGAGCATATCATTCGCGGCCTCCAGAATGGCCTGCGGGTCGCTGCTCTGATCTGCCAGGAGGCTTACACGGTTGAGGAGCTGATGTGCCACGGCGACCACGCGCTCGTGAAGCGGCAACTCGACCACCGAC